GCTTCGACACTACCGAAACCCCAGGCTTTCAACGCAAGTGCTTTGCGTGTCGGTGTCCCATCTGGCTTTTTCATTGGTCCCTTCATGCCAGCAAATCTAGCAGCAAAAGATACACGTCGTGGTGATGTACCCGACTTGAGTGGTCGTTTAAGATTAGAACCCTGGGTACGCTTGAAAAAATCACGTCCCTTTTGGTTCAGACCACCTTTTTTGTTCTGATAAATTTTTTTGACCATGATGAAAAGGGTGCGAACCCCACGTCAATCTGCGAGGATATAACAAAGGGTCCGCATATTGTGGAGGAAGGATATTTATGAAAAAAATAAGCCAGACACTTCTGACCGATTATACAAAATATACCGTCCTTCTCATGCCATTCATACAACAATTTGTGTCCTGGTCAAAGATTTCCTTTCGGTAAACGTCAAAGCTTGTAATACAAGCGAACCAAAGCATCGGTATATTTACGACGCACGGTGCGATGATCGACACGCATTTTACGTCCCAGGGCAGACCAGCGTGGACCCCGTTCGTTGAACGCTGCGCTATGCGCCACTGCCCAGATCAGTCGTTTGTCGTCCGCATCCATGTTCGTATCGTTAAGTAAATCCATAGCCAGTTCAAATCGTGTGACTTGCTCTGGTGTTGCTTTTGGTAACGACGGTGTGAAATCATGCCAGCCATAACTTTCCCATGTTTTGACGTACTCGACCCAGCTTGCCATCTTTTGTTTGCGGATAGCGGGGGGTAGCTTTCGTTCGGTTTCCGCAGCTTCAAGAAACAACGCATCGAGTGCTGCCATGTCGCGCAGTCTGGGATCTGTCTTTGCTCTGACACTCATGCTTAGTCACGCTTAACTAGACACGATTTGCGTGGTGAGTTTTTAGATACCAGTTTTGAGTGCAATACTTTGAGTGCATAGCTATGCCTTATGCGCCTTCGGCGATTGTAACGACCTCCAAAAATTTCTGTCAATAGTAAATCTTTGGGGCGTGGTCGCATCGTGTCATACAAGGTCATACTTGGTCATATACCCAGTATTTTTTTTATCCAGCGTCGCCAGGCTGGTATGCTTTCGTCCTCGTGCCAGAACTTCTGCTGAAACAAAACATCTTCTGTTTTTTCTTCAGCTGGCTGTTTGACTGCTTTCTTTTTTGGGGATGGTTTTGACGATTTGCTTTGCTCTTTCTTTGGTCGTCCTCTTGGCATCGATCTCTCCTTGTAAATGTTGTTCCACTTGCAGCATGACCCGTGCTTGTCCCTTGATCTGCAAGTCGATGTTGTGCCGTTCCGCTGTCAAAAACGCTTTGACTTCTGTGATTGATCGACAAACGGCATAGTCATACCCCATACCGATAAGCTGCTCACCAACAATGCGCTGCTGATCTGTGGGATAATTCTTCGGCTGCTTTAACTCGATAAACAATGGCATCGTGTCTGGCAGCATAATCATAATATCGGGGAACCCTGGCACAACACCCATCAGCTTTTGCTTGTGACGATAGTTGACATGGTGTCGTCCTTCGTTCGGACTGTGATGAATTAAGTGGGGTTGTGGCAGAACTATTTCTAGCCATTTGATGACGTGCTTTTGCAGATCATCTTCGGATGAATACACACGGATCACGGACTAGCCACGCTCGATAAAGAAGTCATTCGGCTGCACTTCCCCCTTTGTCAGTTCAATAATACGGGACATGTAACGCTGCCTGGGTACAAGCCTATCTTTGTGGTGCATAGGCAAACACCAGCGTCTAGCCATCTGTGCATGACCCGCATCCAGCAAGTGTGCCAGCTGACCATAAGACCAGTTTTTCTTTTTTCTGTAGTCGTCTAACGTCAATGTTTTGCGATCCGTTCACATAAAAAACTTATCTTCAAATCATTATATCTTGACGTTAAACGTACAGTCAATATAAGGTAGTAAAAAAACCCTATCGAAAAACGTCATGCGAGGATATAACTATGAACACATTAGGACTGCAAAAAGCATTACCCTTACAACTTATGGACGATAGTATGTCTGGAGAACTTCTGCGTCGGGCAATAGAACGACGTGGCATAAAGAAAAAACACGTAGCGCAGAAAAAAGGTATCGAGCAAGGTACACTGTCGCGCCAGCTGTCGGGCAAACACTCCCTGACACTGAAGGATCTGCGTGAATATGCAGACATCCTGGATTGCGAATTCGAAGAACTTATCATCGATATACAGCCAATGGATATCATTGGTAATCATTCTGACAACACGATTTATGTGGAGGATGCAACCAGTAAACTAAGACAAATTGTGCCACCAATGACCTTGCCATCATCTTACAAAGCAATATGGGAAGATCGTGGACCTATGAATAATTCGCTGCATGTATTTAATGGTAATCATATGTTGAACGAGGGAAACATAGATCAAACATGTTACACGCAACTGTGCGTTTATAAAATCACACAAATGGAACTTACACGATTATCCAAACTAAATAAAACCTGGGTATCTCCTATAAATATGGGTTACGTTTACCCCGAACCCAGCGGTAAATTTACGATAGGTTCTGCGAATACAGCGGGTTTCCAACGGCAAGGTGTTGAACTCGTTTGGGCAGCACCAGTCATTGCGACGTTCCATTCTCCGCTAACTCTGGGATGGCTGCTAAAATTATAGTTGACGTTTCACGACAAAACTTATTGACGCAAAACGTACATTAACTTAATCTAAAACGTAAAAGATTTTAGGATATTTTAATGATTGATTCTAACGTCCAGTGGGCATCACGACACGACTATTTCCACCACAGTAATTACCGTGTACGCAGCAAGGCACAGATCTTTTTTGAGAAATGCTACGCTCGACCGCTCGTAAACGATGCCTGGAAGGTCATTCACTCAAATGACGCTACACCCGCACAGAAAGCGGATTGCTGGAAGTATGTAAAGATATTAGATCGTAAGCACAACGGCGACGATAACGCAGCGATGATGGCGGGTCGTGTGGTCCAGGCAATCTGCGATATGGTGTTGCTCGATAACATGGATATATCACAAGCCACAGCTGCTGGTATAGAAACAGCTATGGCATACGAACCAAACACCTGGCTCAAGAACGATAAAGAAAATAAAGATCTACAAGTCGATCACATACCCGACATAGCAAAGAACGCTATCATCGGTCTAAAAGAAGCCATGCACAAAGCCAACAGATACATCGGCGAACAAGAACTATTCGGTGTGATACCAGGTAACAAGCTGCCCTACTCCACACTTCCAGATTACGATGTACGGGGCGATCTGAAGGTCAAAACATACACAATAGCGGACACAAAGTCGGGGACCAGGCGACCGTCCTTACCAAACAAGCTATCGGGTAACATGTGGTTAGAGAATAACTTGTCCCAGGTAGCGGGATTTTGGGCATTGAACAACCATAAGCCACCGTTCTTACTGTATGCCAGCAAAGATGATTATAGGCTGCTGACAGCCGAAAATTGCGATTGTCTGCACGAAGATAACTTACGCTTGTATGTCAGCGATACCGTTGCAAAGAACATGGCGATCGAACTGAAGCTGCAACGATCAGAAAGCACAAAAGATTTGTTAGCAGATGAGTTCCCAAACTTTTACGAGTGGGGCAGAAAACCACCCGAATACTTACAACATGCCGAAGAACTATGGAGGTCATATCATGGATGATGTCATCAAAGAATTGATGAAAGAATTAGAATTAGATTACGAAAAAAATACCTGGGTTGTGCATGGTAAAGCACGAGTGGTTTTGCACAAAGCATTGGAAAAGATTGCAGCATATAAACAGATAAAGTTCGATCCCCCCGCGATGATTGCCAACGATCCCGAAAAGAAAGTTGCAGCGATGTGTGTGACGGGACACCTGGGCGATCGAGTAGAATGGGCGATAGGCGAAGCGTCACCAAGCAATAATAAAAATAATTACCCGTACGCTATGGCAGAAAAACGTGCGAAGGATCGTGTAATACTCAAGCTGCTAAACATGGCTGGCGATTACTATTCACAAGAAGAAGCCGATCAATTTGAAGAAGCCAAACCCAAAGAGATTGATGAACCACGCAAGAAAGACCCCGAACCCGAACCACAGCCAGATCCCGAACCCGCAGCAGAAACAGAACCCGACGCTAAAGAACAGATCCAGAAGTGGGCAACCAAGGTCAACGAGGACATCGAAAAGCCTGGCAAGTACAGTGCAGAACAAATGTTCATAGACCAGTACAATCGATTGCTTGACGATTTAGATGACTGCAAGCAGCAATCACACCTCAATGCCTGGAAAGAAAAAAACAGACAATGGTTAGATAGATTTAAGAAAGACAAGCCAAA